GCTTGCCAAGGTTGTGCAGACGGGCGGTCAGGCGCTCAGCCAGCACTTCAGCAGGTGCAAGTGCGTCGCGCTCGCAGCGCTCGGTAGCCACGTGCAGCAGGCGGGTATCGCCGTGTTCGCTAACGGCGCGCACATAAGCTGCGAACTCGTAGACGTGGCCGCGGGGGTTGTCGTAATCGGCCATCTCGGGATTGCTGCCGATGACAACGATGTCGGTGTAGGTGTCGAAGTGGGTCGGGTTCATGTTCGGGCTCCGGTTCGTGTTGCGATGGAGTGACTGTAGCTCCATGTTTGGGAAATCTCAACACTTAGCCCGATTATTTTGTAGGGATATACCCTAACGCCCGGAAGGTCAATACAGGGGCTTGATCCAGAGGACCGTGGAGGTCCAGACGATCGAGGCGTCGGAGATCATCTCGTTGGAGGGCCAGATGATCAGGTTGTGCGTGTCCCGGCGGTAGCCGCGGCGCACTACGGCCAGGATCTGCCGGCCGTCGCCTGTGGCCACCAGGCACAGCTGGTCGATGTTCTCTGCAGGCGCCACCTGGGCCGGCGTCAAGAACAACAGCCAGCCGTCCTTGGTGCTCGAGTGCGACCGCACCTGAATTGCGAACGTCCCAACAGGACAGTCACCAGGGCCAATGACGTCGTCGTGAGTTCGCGGTGGCATTGTCGTAACCACACCGTTCTCGTCGACGTGCGCGGCCACAGGGCAGCGCCTGACGTCCTCGGTCACCTCGATGCCCGCGTTGCGCATCACCTCGTTCAAGGGCACGCCGAGAATGACCGAGATCTGGTGCGCCTCGTGGGGCGTGATACGGCGCATGCCTCTGAACATGAGGGACACCGCTGCTGGGTCAAGTTCCAACATCTTCGCCAACCTTCTCTGCGACAACTTCTTGTCGGCAAGCCGATCACGAAACCATTGTGTGTTCATAGCTACGCAAAGCGAAAGAGCCGCTTCTTAATCAACAGGGACTAGATAGTGGCAGTCTCTCCATATTGCGTCAACCTCATACAATGAGCAGCCTCAAGATTGCGGCAACTACATCACGGAGTGCAAATGCCAATACCCACCATCCACACCCTCTCCCCGGCCTACGAGGTCATCCAGCGCCTGGGCGGCAAAACCGAGGTCGCTGAGCGCCTGAACTTAGACAAGAGCACCCTCAGCCGCTGGTGCCAGCCGCGGCCCGAGGGCACTGGGGGCCAGATCCCGCAGCGGCACTGGCCGGAGCTGATGAAGATTGCGCGCGACAAAAAGGTGCGCATCAAGATCGAGGAGCTGGTGGCCGTTGAGGTGTAGCCATGGTTGTCGGGACACCAACCATGACCAACAGCGACTTCCTGGCCGAGATCTACGGCGAGCTCGAAGAAGGCACACACGGCTGGGTGTGCACATTCCGCGCAGACCCCAGCAACGCACCGCCGGCCGTGTGGGCCGGGCGACTCTACAAAGGAACGCCGCAGCAGGCGGCTCTCATTGATCGCAGCGGGCAAGACAACACGTATTTCTGCACTGCGGTGCTCGCGGCCACTGAGGACGGCGACATCGTCAGGCGCAAGGATTCATTCGTTCGGCTTGCGGTGCTGGTGCTGGATGACGTGCAGCTGCAGGACCTGCAGGGTTACAGCTACGCGATCCAGACCAGCCCGGGCAAGTTCCAGGTCGGCATCCTGATTGACCTAGACGATCCCGATGCCCGGAATAGGCAGTTGGTAGACCTACTTATGCAGGCATTGGCCACGCGGGGGTTCATCAAGGCCGACCGCAGCGGTAATAACGCGGTGCGTTATGTCCGGCTGCCAGTCGGGCAGAACACCAAACCGCGCGCAGCCGGCGAGTGGGCAGTGCAGCTTGACACCTGGCGCCCATCAGTGCGCTGGTCTCTCGAGGACGCCTGCCACGCGATCGGGATCGACCTGGACAACCTGCGCGCGGCGTCTGATGCGCAGACCACTAAATCTGCATCAACGCCAGGGCAGGGCGTGCACGCCGGCGAGATGATCGCGGGGCTGACTGCGCCAGTGGGCGAGCGGGTCTATCACGAGTCGATCACGCGCCTGGCCGCCAGCCTGGTCAGCAACGGCATGTTCCCGGGCGCGGCGGTCGAGTTCCTGCGCGACCTGATGCACCAGGTCAAGCCCACCGGGCCCGAGGAGGAGATCCGGCGCTGGCAGTCGCGGTACGACGAGATCGAGCGGGCGGTGCGCAGTGCGGAGAAGTTTGCGCCGGAGGAGCGCAAGCCGCCGACCATCACCGTCAACCTGAACGTCGGCAACGACGAACAAGTGCCGACAGAAAGTAAGCCCGGCGACCTGGTGCCCATGGACTGGGGCAACCTGGCCGGCACCCAGCCCGAGCCCACAGCCTGGCGCCTCGAGGGCTGGCTGCCAGAGGGCACGGTCACGCTGCTGGCCGCCAACGGTGGCGTGGGCAAGTCCAACCTCAGCCTGCAGCTCGGCGTTTCCCTGGCCACCGGGCAGCAGTTCATGGGCATCGACACCAAGCACAGCCGGGTGCTGGTGCTAAGTGGCGAGGACGAGGCGCGCACGGTGCACTTCCGCGTGGCCAACATCTGCCAGGACCAAGGCGTGGCCATGCGTGACCTGGCCGGCCGCATGGCCGTCTACGACCTGACCCAGGCCGACTGCGTCCTGTGGCGCGATGGCCACCCGACCGAGCGCATGCAGTGGCTGGCCGACACCGCCGTGCGCATACGCGCCGAGGTGATCGTGATCGACAACGCCAGCGACGTGTTCGCGGACAACGAGAACGACCGGACGGCGGTGCGGGGCTTCATGCGGGCCCTCAACCTGATCGCCCACGTCACCCGGGCGGCGGTGCTGCTCTTGGCCCACGTCGACAAGGCCAGCGTGCGCATGGGCGCCGGCCAAGACACCAACAGCACGTTCTCAGGGTCGACGGCCTGGAACAACTCAGCGCGCAGCCGCTGGGCCATGGTCCGCGATGGCCAGGTCGTCACCGTGCGCCACGAGAAGTGCAACCTGGGCCCGCTGCAGGACGAGCTGCGCGTGGAGTTCGACCAGGGCAGCAAGACGTTCAAGCGCTTCGGGACCATCCCTGGCCATGCTGCTGCGGCAGCGCTGATGCGCAACACGCAACGCGCTGCGATTCTGCGCATGGTCATGGACGCCGAGCGCGCAGGCCAGCGGCTGTCGATGTCCGCGCAGTCCAACAACAACGCCTACACCGTGCTGCGCCGCTCGGCTGACTTCCCGGCAGGGTTCGACCGCGGCGAGCTGTTCTCGATGCTGTTTGAGCTCCAGCGCGATGGCCTGGTGCAGGAGCAGGAATACATCAACGAGCACCGCAAGAAGCACCGCTGCGTGGTGCTGACCGAGGTGGGCCGGATGCGGGCTGCGCAGGGTTCTGGGGCTCCGGCGATGTGGAAGGGGTCGGCTGAATGAGGGCTGCGCTCGCATGCGCTAGCAGTGCGCTCGCAGTGCGGGCGCATGCTGACGCAGCAGGGAGGCCTGGCATGGCCCCGCCGCCCAAAGGCGGGGGCCAGGCCCTGCGAGGGGGTGCGAGCGCTTGCGCTAGCAGTGGTACACTCGCCGTGTGGCGAGTGAGGTGCGAGCGCACCGAAACGCACAAGGGGCTGCTCCAGGTGGGCGGCCCTTTTGCTTGGCGCGTTGGTGAGAAAATGGCGGCATGATGGAAACGCAACATCAGGCTGAGGAGGCGCGCTCCAAAGTTGAGCCGGTCAAGAGGCCGGTGATGCGGACGCCGGACGGGCGGGAGCTGCCGGCGGGCCGCGCTAAGGGCGTGCCCAACAAGGTCACGCGCACGATCCGCGAGGCCGTCGAGCTCGCGGCCAGCCAGGTGGCCGACAGCAAGGGCACCAAGGGCCTGGCGGCCTGGCTGGTGGAGCGCGCGCAGGGCAGCCTGGGCGACCGGCAGATCTTCGCGGCCATGGTCAACAAGGCCCTGCCGCTGCAGGTCCAGGCCAACGTGGACGGCGGCATCAGGCTGGAGCTGGGCTGGTTGTCCCAGCGACAAGTGGGCACGCCTGCGGCACAAATCGAGCAGCAGCCCGCGCAAGTGCTTGATCTGCAACGGGAAAACGACGGCACATACCGGATCATTGATCCGGTCACAGGGGCAGAGGGGGTGCCGGCCGCTGGCCAGGCGTTGGATGCCGACGCGATAGAACGGCCTACAAGGCCCGCGGAGGGCTAGGTGGGGCCCTGGCCTGACCTGCTCTGCGATCGCGTCTCCTGCGCGCTCCTGGGCCCGTGCGCGGGGCACTGCCGGGCCGGGACGATTCCTGACCCCCCACCCCCCTTCGAGGCGGTGGCGGGGGTGGCAGCCGCAGCAGGGGCCCCCGCCCCTTTTCCTCTACCCCCCACCAACCTTATGAGCAATTCTCAACACGACCCCGTCAACCACCCGGCCCACTACACCGCCCACCCGAGCGGGGTGGAGTGCATCCAGATCACGGAGCACTACAACTTCAACCTCGGCAACGCGATCAAGTACATCTGGCGCGCGGGTCTCAAGAGCGACAGCCCGGTGGAGGACCTGCGCAAGGCGCGTTGGTACATCGACCGCGAGATCCAGCGCTTGACGCGCGGATGAACATCAACACCGCGCCATGAATTTGCAGGAATACCAACCGCGCCAGGTGTTCCTGCCGCTGCACAACCGCGACCGGCGCTGGACGGTCGTCGTCGCGCACCGCCGCTGCGGGAAGACGGTGGCCATGTGCGCCGACCTGGTCCTGGGCGCGCTCGAGACGGCGCTGCCCAAGCCCCAGTTCGCCTACCTGGCGCCGCAGCGCGACCAGGCCAAGCGGGTGGCGTGGGGCTATCTGAAGGATCTGACCCGGCCATTCTGGACCAGGCCGCCCAACGAATCTGAGTTGAAGATTTCGATCAACAACGGCCACAAGGGTGAGTCGACGATCTACGTGGCGGGCGCTGACAACTACGACGCCCTGCGCGGCATGTACTTTGACGGGGCGGTGCTGGACGAGGTGGGCGACATGAGGCCCAGCGCCTGGTACACGGTCATCCGGCCGGCGCTGTCAGACCGGCGCGGGTGGGCGATTTTCGCCGGCACGCCCCGCGGCAAGAACCTGTTTTGGAATTTGCGCGAGGAGGCGCGGCTGAACCCGGCCACGCACATGCTGCTCGAGCTGCCCGCGTCCAAGACCAACATCATCCACCCCGACGAACTGCGCGACGCCAAGGCGCAGATGACGCCGGAGGCGTTTGAGGTCGAGTACGAGTGCTCGTTTGATGCTGCGGTGCCGGGCGCGTACTACGCCAAGCAGATCGGCGACGCCTACGAGCAGGGCCGGATCGGAAAGTTTCCTGTCGACCCGGCGTTCCCGGTCAACCTGGTGGCCGACCTGGGCTACACCGACAGCTGCAGCTGGTGGGGGTGGCAGGAGACGCGCGACGGTTACCGCATCGTCGACTTCTACGAAGCGGACAACCAGCCGATCCAGCACTACATCGACTGGGTAAAGTCACGCCCGTACCGGGTCAACGCGGAGGGCGTCTTTTTGCCTCACGATGCCCGCGCCAAGTCGTTGCAGACCGGCAAATCCATCATCGAGCAGTTCCTGGCCAACGGCATCCGGCCGCGCCTGGTGCCCGAGATGTCGCTGCAGGACGGCATCGAGGCCGCGCGGCTGGTGCTGCCCAAGTGCTGGTTCGACGAGGAGGTCACCTACGACGGCGTCGACCACCTCCGCGCCTACATGCGGGAGTGGGACGAGAAGACCCAGACCTACCGCAACCGACCCAAGCACGATCAGCACTCGCACGCGAGTGACAGCTTCCGGTATCTCGCGCTCGCTGCGCGCCCGGTGATGGCGAAATCGCACCCCGGTCCTAAAATCTCGACACCTGTGGTCAAGAGCATGAACTATGCGTTCGCCCTTGACGACATCTGGGACTGCGGTCCCCAACAGACCACAAGGATCGGGTGATGGAAACCAACGCCAAGATCACCAGCGCAAGCGATTTCCAAAGCACCCCGGCGGGTCTGGCGCAGCGTTGGTCGACTGAGATTCAGGCGTCGCAGCAGGAGCTGATGAAGTTCCACACGGACGCCAACCGTATTACGCAGCGTTATCTGGACCGGCGCGATGCGTATGCGAAGGACGAGAGCAAGGTCAACCTGTTCTGGTCGACGATGAAGGTCCTGCTGTCGATGCTGTACGCGCGGCCACCCAAAGCCGACGTCTCGCGCACGTTCCAGGACTTCGAGGACGACCAGGCCCGCGTGGCCGGGTTGATGCTGCAGCGGATCCTCAACCGCGGCTTCGACGAGAACGTGTCTGTCTGGGACGCGGCCGTGCGGCAGGGCATCGAGGACTGGCTGATCGTGGGCATGGGCCAGATCTGGCTGCGCTATGAAGTCAAGACCGAGCCCTACACCGTTCCGGCCGTGTTCGACGAGTTCGGCGTGGAGCTGCAGCCCGAAACCGAGGCCGAGCGGATCGTCGACGAGGACGCCCCGGTGGACTACATCTACTGGGAGGACTTTTTCTACTCGCCGGCGCGGACCTGGCCCGAGGTGCGGTGGGTCGCCCGCCGCGTCTGGATGACCAAAGACCAGCTGGTCGATCGATTCGGCGAGGAGATCGCCAAGATCGTCCCGCTGGGGGTGCAGGTCAAGAAGGCCGACGTCAACGACCAGTCGCCCAAGCACGACCCGTGGTCGAAGGCTGAGGTGTTCGAGATCTGGTGCAAGGAGAACAAGAAGGTCTACTGGTACGCCAAGGGCGCCGACGTCATCCTGGACGTGAAGGACGACCCTCTGCAGCTCGACGGGTTCTTCCCGTGCCCGAAACCACTGGCGGCCAACGTCACCAGCTCCAACTTCATGCCCCGCGCCGACTACATCTTCGCGCAGGACCAGTTCAACGAGCTCGACGAGATCAACACCCGCATCACCTGGCTGACCCGCGCGGCCAAGGTCGTCGGCGTGTACGACAAGACGGCCGACGGCGTGCAGCGCATGTTCCAGCAGGGCGCCGAAAACCAGATGATCCCGGTCGACAACTGGGCCCTGTTCGCGGAAAAGGGCGGCATCAAGGGCCAGGTGGACTGGGCCCCGATCGACATGGTCGTCAACTGCATCGAGCGCCTGCGCCAGTACCGGCAGGACAAGGTGATGCAGATCTACGAGGTCCTGGGCATCTCCGACGTGATGCGGGGCTCGAGCCGCGCCAGCGAGACGGCCACCGCGCAGCAGATCAAGGCGCAGTTCGGATCGACCCGGATCCAACTGATGCAGTTCTACATCGCCGACTGGATCTCGCAGGCGCTGCGCATCAAGGCCGAGATCATCTGCAAGCACTGGCAGCCCGAGACGATCATCAAGCGGTCGAACATCGAGCGCACGCCTGACGCGGCCATGGCGCTGGACGCGATCGCCCTGCTCAAGGACGAGCACATGGCCCAGTACCGGGTGAACGTCGAGGCCGACAGCATGGCCGCGCTGGACTGGGCCGCCGAGCGCGACGCCGCGGTGCAGTTCATGCAGGGCCTGGGGGCGTTCATCTCCCAGGTCGCGCCCATGGCGCAGTCGGTGCCGCAGGCCGCACCCGTGCTGCTGTCGCTGCTGCAATGGAGCGTGTCCAAGTTCCGCGTGTCGCAGCAGATCGAGGGCGTGCTCGACCAGGCGATCGGCGCGCTCAAGCAGCAGGGGCTGCCGCAGCCGAATCAGCCCAGCCCGCTGCAGCAGGCTGAGGTGGCCGAGAAGATGGCTGGCGCCAAGGAGCGCCAGGCCAAGGCCGTCAACACCGAGATGGACGCGCGCATGAAGGCGATGCAGATGGGGATGCTGCAGCCGCAGCCTCAGCTCCCGCCGGCCGCTCCTCAGATGCCGCCGGTGGGCGGCGCGATGCAGTGAGGTGACGCATGGAAAAAGCAAACGAGTTCGTCACCAAGCTGCTGGCCGATCGGTCGGCCGCGCACGTGGCCCACTGGCGCACCGGCAGCTACTCGGCGCACGTCGCGCTGGGTGAGTTCTACGACGAGCTGTCGGACCTGGTCGACGGTTTCGTCGAGCAGTACCAGGGCTACTACGGCAAGCGGATGGAGCCCAAGGTCGTGGGCCTTGCGGTGAGCGCTGACGGCATCGACGACCTGCTCGAGCTGTCGTGCGAGTGGATTGAGGCCAACCGCTACAAGGTCTGCGACCGCGACGACACGTCGCTGCAGAACACGATCGACGAGGTCGTCAAGCTCTACCAGACGACCCTCTACAAGCTGCGCATGCTCAAGTGAGGACGCGATGCAACCACAGGACCTGATCAACGCACTGCGCGACCGCGCGCGGAAGTTCGTCTCCCTGGACAACCCCGAGGACGGTGACCTGGGCGACCTGGCCATCGACATCGGCGCCGGCTTTGTGCCGGTGGTCGGCACGGCCACCAGCGGCCGCGACTTCGAGCGCGCCAGGCGCGAGGGCGACAAGCTGGGGATGGTGCTGTCGGCGGCCG